AAGTGTAGATCGAATTGTTCTCAATGGTGATCTTAACAATGCGTCCCATGATCCGGTCTTCCATGAAGAACTGTCTTAGCTGCCTTGCGCCATTAGCCAGTAGGGCGGTCCCCGTAATGACTGACTGGGAGGAGCCGTCCTCAAAGTCAAAGGTGAGGGTGAACACCTCATCAGCCTGGATCTGGAGAGCCAGGTACACCTTAGTCATCACCTTCTGGAAGTGATCCGATCCCATGCCAAGCCGGGAGATGACAAGCTTACGGGGCTGGAATACCCCGTCATTGATGGCTGTGCTTGGCACGTCTCTGCGGTAGAGGTTCAAAGCATCAAAGCTCACACGTAGCTGAGTCTCTGCACCAAACTTAGGCATCACTACCTGGCCAAGGGCAGGCTTCATCTTATGAGGTCCAGAGAAGGGGCTGCGGAGTTGACCATTTACGGTCATCAGTTCAAACCAAAGCTCAGTGTCCCCAAAAGCTATAATGTCCTGATAGATGATCTTGACCGTCTTCTCGTGCCACACCGCTTTCACCTGGGCTAGCTGAGAAGGAGCCATTCCTTTGATGAGAGTATCAACGTCAAACCCTACTGGGATGATCTGGTTGGCGGTTTGCATCATGTAGATGTTGTCTCTACCCACAAACACAGGACCAAAGTTGGTGTTCACAAAGCAGTTAGGAGAAGCAAAGCCTACGGCCTTGTCGATCTGCACAACCGTAGGAGAAGAGATACTCCCATTCCATACGGCTACTGAGTTCTCTTTACCGATGACTAAGTAGGCGGTCGGTCCTGAGACTTGGAGGTTCTCCGAATAGATGCCAAATCCCACAAAATCAGAAGCATCATTGGAAATAACAAAGATCGCGTTACCAGCCCCTGTACCAAAGTCCCAAGGTTGAACCGCCGCTGACGCATAAATGAATCCCTGTGTGTAAAAGAGGTTTGAAGGACCACCACCTAATACCAGATTCTCTCTAGTAGCTGAAATAAGTTTAGTGATGGGGATATCAAGTTTGCCGGTCAGCTTAAAGAGGGGCTTTAAAGTAAGGCCACTCGTGAACCAAGGCACGTTGTAGTCGTTTGTAACGAAGAGTCTTCTGATGAAACGCTGAGAGGTATAGATCCCGCCTGCGTCTTTGTAGAAGGAGCTAATGGCTTGAGGTCCCGTAGAGGACACTGAATCCAAGCTGTAGCTCTTCATCGTCCAGTTCTGGAGAAGATCCACCCTATTCGTGGCGTTCCATCCGTTACTGTTCAGAATAAGATCAGCTGAGAAGATGAAGGCTCCAATGATCGAGCTGTAGTTCCCAGCAGTGCCTGACGGACCAACTTGGAAATCAGCTCCTGCGTTACCACCCGTTCTTCCAAGCCTGAAGAGCTTGGTCATTCCAAAAGCAAGACCCGTGGGCTGCTCTGAGATGTATGTCCATGTGCTGAAAGAATCGTCCCATTCGATCTGGGCATCATCACTGCATAGGTTTGAGTTGTACGGGAGTTCTCTAATCTCAAATCCAGTGAGCGTAGTAGCTGAAGACTTAAGAACAGGGCGCACTCTTCCATCTGTGAACTCACATACAGGAAGAAGATCTCTCTCCGTGTGACCAAGGAACAGAGCCACTTGATTGTAAGATCCCGCAGTCCCAGTGCCAGTAGTAGCCGGAAGACCTAGGTTAATCCTGATTGCATTGTGATCCACAGGTAGATCAACTGCCATAGTCGCATTTGCAACGGTGTTATACGCAATCCCGTTAGCGGTAACGCCTACACATGGGGCAACACCTAGATAGTAGCGGCGTCCTCCAATGAGCTTGCCTGAGGCATCGTTGAACGTCTGGTAGCTGAATGACGTTGGCGTACAAAAGGCCTGTGCGTTATCTGGAAGAACAAATGAAATGTCATCTACTAGAACAATCGAAGCAGGGAAGGTCCCGGCCCTTCTTGAAAGGGTTCCTGCCCAAATAAATCCGATATCAGGAGCTGAGAGTCCTGCTGCTGCATTCACCTCAGAGAAGAAATGAACACATGATACGTAGTCAGGGACGTTGGTCGGCAAAGTGGCCGTGGTTCCAGCAGCTCCATAAGCAACACCGCTAGTCTCTGTGAAGGTTTCAATCCCACCAGGACCAACAAAGACTGTTCGCACTCTTCGCGTATGAACCGTGGCTCCGATAGCAGTGAAGGTCTGGCCCGTAGGAGCAGGCATTGCAAGAGCTGCTGCACTTGGTTTGTACCAAGCCACATACCCTGTAGCCCCGTTTGGATGCTCCCAGTAGTCAGCGTGAACGATCTCTTCCAATCCAGGAATGGCTGCTGTATTGAGAGCAATCACCCCGCCCAGGGACCTAAGCTCTCCTGGCTGCACGGGAGCCATGTTCTGCATGGTAAGGAACTTAGAAGGAGGGACCGTAGTCCCGAAGTCAGTGATGTTGATCCCATCAAACTTGTTGATCTGAAGGGTGCCTTCTTTATTTGTAGCCACGGGTTAGAACCAACCGTTGCCGCGACGGCCATACCCGCGTCTACCCCGGAAGCTCTCACGGGCTAGATCATTAGAACTCGATGAGTCCGCATCGTACATGTTCCTCTGCTGAGCCTGGTCGGCAAGCTTGGCGTCCATCTTCTTGGAGGACTGACGCTCATCGTCCTCTCTCTCAAAGGCAATGGAGAGCATGTGCTGCATGATCACGTCACAGTCCTCAAAGTCAGGGACTACGTTGTCATCGGAGGAAGTGAGTGAGTAGTCGGTCGGCAATTTGAAGTACCGTAGGCGGAACTGCTTACCGCTTGGATTGGTCGGAGCTGAGTTAAAGACAATCGTGTTGTCGGTGTTGTTGATGTACGCCACAGTGGGCATACCGCTGGCTGAGCTCACGTAGGGATCGAACTGATAGGTGTCCCGGATGAAGATCTCATCCCCCTGTACCCCGGCCTCGTTCACCTGAAAGCAGGCATCCGATCTCTGGTAGTCCGAAGGGACGTTATAGACCTTCTGGCCACTGACCCAAGGCGTATCAATCACCTTGTTATAGAACTTGTAGTCTTGTCTGAGGGTGAGTTTATCAACGACGATCTTGTACCAGAGGCGGGCCTTAGCCAGGTAATACGGAGAGGCCTCTAGCTGAGCCTGGTCTAACACGAATTGGAACATTTGGAGCCGAGTCAGTGCCATACCCAAATAGTACAGCCCTGACTCTTAAAGCTCAATTTACTTGGTCGGGGTTTCTTTGACGAGGCTTAGGCCAGCCTTGGCCAGTTCCTTAGCCTTAGCGCCGGTTTCCTGCTCTTCTTTGAAGGCTTTCGTTGCAGCCAGAATGCGCTCGTTCTGGAACTTCAGGCGGGCTTCCCGGAGTTCACAGACCTTAGCAATCTTCTCCTGCCAGACGCCCTCAGGCTCATCTGCGAACAACGTGGCCGATAGCTGCATGGTCTCAGACTGCTCGGTCTGACCCAAAAGAGTGACCTGAGCAAACGCCATACGGGGTTTAACGTGCTTAAGGGAGCTGATCCAGGCTGCTGCTACGATGCACAGTCCCAAGATAAGGGCTGCGATAATCATTTGAGCACCTGGAGGAGTTTAGAAGCGTGCTGGGTGGAGGTGTGGAGCTTCAGCTCTGCGTTAGCCTTGCTTTGCTCTCCGTGGATAATAAGACCCACGTAGCTCTCCGGGACCTGAGCAATACCAGGGCCGAATACCCAGTTATTGATGCGGTGCTGGAACACCAGACGCATTTGCTTCTTGGCCTCAGGAGTAACCGGGGCAGCTTCTTCTACCTTGTCTTCTTCTGCGATCATGAAGTCAGCGAATTTCTTCTTCTGCTCTTCAGTCATTTCTACGGAAACCAACTTTTCTTCAGGTTCCTTAGCTTCTACTTTGTGTTTCTTGGTTTTGGGTTCCATTTAGTCTCCTTAGAAATGTGGGGAGAGGTTTAATCCCCTCCCCGGTTCACAATTAGTTAAAAGCCGAGAGGCCTTCGAATCTCATCATGAAACTATCGTTTTGAATAGCCGGTTTGAACATGAGCTTGTAACCAACCGTGCGCTTTTGCACGAGAGGATCAGCCGTAGTGGCCTCTGCCTTGGAGACGAAAGTCTTCAAGTTCATGAGGTCTACTACTGCATAAGCTTGTTTACCGAAGATCCAGCCAATGTGGACGATTGCCGACGTAGCAGGGATGTTCGAGCCAGCGATAGATACACCCGCTACCGGGGGATCAACGATGGAGAACGCCGTGTTAGCCGGGATGAAATCAGTACCGTAGGTGGTTTCAACACCTTGGTACATGATCGCAGTAGCACCACCAGCTGCAAGACCAACGAAGATCTTGTAGATGTACGCGCTATCGTTAGGCGTAGTGCCGCCCAGGCTATCCAGTGCTGCAAAGGCAACTGCCGAGTTCTGGCTGAGTTGTACGAGGAAGCCTGTGCCTGCATCGTAGTAACCAGTCGAGACGCGGTAGCTGGCTGCTGCAAAGGTACCAGCAGGGGACGCAGGAGTGGTGTAAGTTTCAGCCGCAACACCAGTGATGGTGGGGATGAAGTTACTGGTCATCCAGCGAACGCCACGCCACATACCGATTTCACCGTTATAGAGAAGCTTTGCATTGCTGTAAGCCGCTGCCAGGGTGAAAGCGTTGTTGGAGTTCTGCGAGATGTCTTGTTCCATTGCGGGATCAAGAACACCAACGAAGTTCGTTCCTTCATACGGATGAGCACCAGCAGAACGCAGACGAGCTACGCACTTTTGGAGAACTGCATCAGTCAAAGAATCCGTACCGATGGTGGTCAGGCCTGCACGGGTAGTAGCCGAGCCACAGTAAGTGACAGAGGTACCAGAGAGCAGAACGTTGATGACTTCACGGTCCACTAATTCAGCTGCTTGGTAACCCAAAAGGTCGATAGCAACTTGAAGAAGCGGGTGCATGATGGTCAACAGAGCAACGTCGGAGATCTCAACGAAAGCGCCCCACTGATCCGATACTGCTTGTACCGTGGTCAGGGTCATGTTCGTCGAAGCGGGAGGCACACCTTCAGTCAAAGGGACTTTAGGAAGAGCCAGACGCTCGTAACGGTTGAACTGGAAAGTTTTACCTTCGCCAGCAGGCATAACGCACTGAGTACCGAGTTGTTGGAAAATGACGTTTTTCTTGGCAATCATCAACAGTTCTCTGTCGATGTGGGCGCTAATCGCCCCGCCAGGAAATGATGCAAATGTTTGAAGTGACATCGTGTTACATCCTTTCGAGATGCGAATTTTTTATTAGAAAGTTTGGTTTGCTAGTTCGGCAATTCTTTCTTCACGTGTCTTTTCAACTGTACCCGGAGCAGCCGCGCCGCTTCGGACAGTCGTAGCGAATTGAGGGTCTGAGGAGGGGGCGTCCTGAGTAGTAGCCGGGGCAGGAGCTGCTTGCTGGGTAGTCTGGGGTCGGTTTGCCGCCTCATACTGCTCCCGCAGCTTCTCTTGTCCTAGCATCCACTGATAGATGCCCATACGGTCTGCCTTCATGTTACCGGCCTGTCGTTCTCGATCCAGGATGGCTTCAATGTCGTTCAGCCGCTTTTGACCTTCCTTGCCTGCACCTTGCAGGAAAGTAGCCCTGTCAAACTTGTCGTTGGTCTCAAAGTTAGCGGCCCGGAGAATCTTCAGCTGGTGGTTTTGAGCCTTGATCTGGTTGTACAGAGCAGGGTTATCAACCTTGAGCTGCTCCATCTCTGGAGTGTCTCTCTCGGGAGCGCGGGTTTGAGTCCGCTGATTCGCAATGACTTGAGCTAAGGTCTGTTGCAAGAACTGGGTTTGAGCCCGCTCTGCGTTCCTCTCAGCGATCACTTCATCTAAACGTGATTTCGGAATGCTTGGCTCAGCTGACGAGGCAGGCCCTTTGGTTTCGTCTGACATATACCCTCCTTAACCCCGAGTAGGGGACTTGATCTTTAACCCGGTAAGCCCGGTAAAATCAGTTTGAGGGTATTTCTCTAAAAAAGCAAAGTCGGGGGCTACTCGTCTTTGACGGAGGGATCTTTTCCAAGGCTTCCCATGATGTTGAATGCGGAGTTGAAGCCCTGACGCTGCCCCTGAAGGACTAGGATCTGGTGGGCGTCGGCATTGTCCATGCGGTGCCCCACCTTTTGATATTCAGCAGCAATGGCTTTCCTAACGATCCTGAAGAGCTCAGTGCCCTTGTATTTGAAAAGGGCCTGTCTTTCGTCTTCAGTTAGTTCGCCTAGGTATTCCATTATTGCGGTTGAACTCCTCTGACCCCGCTCATTATCGCATCAGGTGAGGTGCTCGCCTGTGCTTGGTTCCCTTCCATGGGGCTTGGAACTTGCGGGCCAGTCCTCCCATCCTGCCCTCCCTGGGACCCTTGGGGGGACTGATCACCGCCCTGCTGGGCTAACATCTGCATGGTTTGAAGTCTACCCTTGGCCTCAAGGACGGCCTGCTTGGCCTTCATCTGAATCTTGTGACGCTCAAGGTGACGGAGCACCGCGAGCTTGCCCTCATCATTGATCTTGTTGTCATCGAGAAGAGGCTCGTGGGCCAGGATGTGCTCCTGGTCGTTGTCCCCGTTATGGATCTCTTGGTCCTTACCATCGGAGAGAATGACGTTCTCCACGTCAGGATCAATGGTCTTCTGATCTCGCATGGACTTGAAGATCTCGTCCATGTCCCGAAGGTTGAATGCCTCTTTAGCGATACGCTTGAAGAGTCCGGGAAGATCCACTTCTCCTGGCATAAGGGACGCGGTTTGAAGGGCTGAGTTGTAGAACGCAAGGAGCTGCTGAGACCGAACGGCACTCTTCTCTTCTTGCTCTGCGCCTCTCCAGACCCAGTCCACCGTGGCGTTGATGTCCTGAGGGGTGATGTTCTTAGTGATCCAGGTACCGCCTACGGGGCCTTGGACTTTGATCTGCCAGTTCTTATCCATGTACTGAACAAGGAGAGACTGGATGTTCTCGCAAAGAGGAACAAGGGTCTCATGCTCTTCTAGGAGGAGCTGAACCTTTTGGCGCTGGCTCACTGCTCCTGCCACAATTGAAGACTGGGTAGCAGAACGGGACTTACCCGAGAGCTGAGGAGCTACGTTTGGATTGTTGTCTGAGAACTGGGCGATCTGGCCTCTGAGCTCCTGGGCGTATCTAAGGCCTGCTCCTGAAACGTCAGGGAAGATCTTGAACTCCACACCTTCTGGAGATCCAAGCCACTTGGCCCCAGGTCGGTATTTAAATGAGTTCACATCCCCCGCAAGGGCAGGGTCAATGATTGAGATTGGGGAGAGCGAGAAGTTCAGAGAGTCCATCGTCTGGTTCTGAACGTCGTTCATAACGTCGGTCTGAGATCTGATGCGGTCAGGTACCGAGAGACCATAAAACATCTTCCCGGGTCTGCGAATATGACGAGTTCCCGCGTAGGGGTGACGCTGAAGCCACAGAGGGTTTCTCACCAGGCGAACCACGGTCTTGTAGTTTGCGATGGTAGCGAGCACCGGAATGGGCTTTCCGTCTCCATAGAGGTCGTAGTTCATCCAAACTTCAGTGAAGACCGCACAGTTTGGACGGGATCTGAGCATTGAGCCCAGGTTTAGGAAGTCTCGGCGCTGAAGATCTACCCATTTATGCTGGAGATCTCCCTCTCCCACGTCACTCATGGGCTGCACGTTCTCTAGGTTCTGATAGAGGCCTGAGAGCTTCTCCTGCACGAGGTCCACGAGCTGGTCCTCAAAGATCATGTAGCAGGTCTCAAGGTCAGAGGTCTCCGGGAAGATGTACCAGCGGAACATGTCCACCACATCTAGCTTCGTCCCAACGTACTTAGGTACCTGGGTGAGGCAGGGTCTACCGTCCTTGTCCCGGATGTAGATATCCACGATCTCTTTTTTGAAGCCTGCCTTGATGACAGAGGTCCCAAGAAGGGCCTTTTGGCGTTTGTGTTCATCAAGAAGAAGGACACCCTTGTTCCGGTCTTCGATCTCATAGAGGACGGCTTCTTTAACCTTGTGGGCCTGGTCGTCCGTGGCCCCTTCTTTGGGTACCGCGTAAACAAGGTCTGGAGAGGAGAAGGTATTGGCGAGATCCTTCTCTACGGTCTGTTCGATTTGGTTATTGAGCTCAGGCACGAAGATGTTCGATCTGCCAACGTAGCCTTGGTTATCGAGAAGACAGGACCATCTTTGGTAGTCCAGGAGCCACTGCTGCTCCATGGAGATTCTGTTCTTACGCGTAGAATCAATGAGCGGATTTACGTGAGAGAAGAAGGCGTCTGCCTTGGCATTGTCTGCTGCGTGGTTCTTTTCGAAGGCCCTCAGCTCTTTTTCGGTTGAGGGCTGGGTGGTGGAGACCAGTTTCTTTGTGCTTTTCGCCATTTAAAAAGTTTACAGGTCATTCAACGAATCGACCAGTGACCGGGTGATAAGTTCCCCCGTGACCGTCAAAGGCTTGTTGAAGCCTATTGGCCTTCCATCTGCGGTACATGTGTATCGCGCCGTACCTAAGACAGTCCTGTAAGTGATCGTAGTGATCGTCTTTGACCGGGTCCTCGGAGTCGTCCTCCCTGTGGTAGCCGCCCCTGAGTCCTTCAATAGTGATCTTACATCTGGGATGGATGGCGAAGTTTGCGATGCGGTCCTTGTCCTGAGTGTCCATCAGAGCCCGAACACACTTGATGCCCTCGGAAATCGTGGTTCTTCTGAACATCGGGTAGATTCCAAAGTCGTGCAGAATATCGACCGAGGATTTACCCTTGTCTGACTCGTCAGATCCCCTGGGGTCACAGAAGTCCCGAAAGATCTTGTGCTCGGGGAAGTACTTGCTCTGGGCTGGCATGACGTGGTCCCGGATAAAGTCATCCAGGTACACCTTCTTACCCATGAGCTCGGCAAGTACGGTCATCCTGCCATTGAGGAACTGAAACCAGATGATGGCCGGGTGGTTGTACCCAAAGTCCCACGAGCGGTAGATAGTCTCTTTGGGGTCGGGCTCAGCGAACACGATGTAATTGCCGTTCTTGAACTGATGGTAAACGGGACGGCCCCGGTGAACCTTACCAAACATCCCGTGGATCATGCGCTGCTGCATGTCCGGCGTATAAATGGACTGGAGCTCTTCTACGTAGCCTTGGGGCAAGTTCTCCATGTTGTCCATGGTCGAGCAGTAGAAGAGCTTGTGGCCCTTAGGAGGGTTGTTCTGGAAGATAGTTGGAATC